CATCTTCTCGGATTCGATCCAGACCTCGGATTTCTCCCACGGGATTTCATGGGCGGTCAGGATATCCTCCAGTTTTTCTTCCAGTTCCGGGTCTTTCTTATCCGTGTAGAGTTCAAGATTCAGCTCATTCACTTTGAAATAGACCTGATTGTCGGCAAACACGTTATTTGTCCCAGGGAAGATGAATATCAAAAAAGGCGGGTCCGGAGACTCACCTTCAGCAAAATGATCATAGGCAAATGGTAGACCGCTTTCAGTCAGCATTGTCATCACGTCTTCATATTTCATTTCAGTTTCCTTTCAATTGCATCGATCAGGTCCTTTTTACCCTTCTCCTCAGCCGGAGCGATGTGGGGCCGACCTTCCACGCGACCACCGCCGCGTTTCGCATGACCATGTTCCAACAAATGAGTGAGCTGATAGCGGTTCCTTGAGTGGACTATCATATCGATGCTGTTGGCGTTCTCGCTGATGCTCTTAATAGACCAGCTTTTCTTATATCGGCCGGTCAGGACGGGTGCAGATCCTTCAATATCCTTCTTGACCGATTTTGCAGTATCTTTGACCGCGTCCTTCATATCGTCTGTTGCGAGCTTGGCGTATTCTTCCAGCTCTTTCATAATGACATCGTCCATCTCATCAATTGAAACCTTCTGACTCATTTTTTCCCTCTCTCCAACTTGCAATTAAATACCAGACTGTTGTGTTTGTAAGCCATTGGATTCACGTAGGTGATGTTATAGATTTTCCCGGCCGTAAGAACACGGTACTTTGTAGATTCAACCGCGGCTGTTTCTGACGAATAACGCACAGTGAAATTCAAAGATTCCTCTGGATTAATCACAGCACCACTACTTTCAGAACCAGTGCTACTTCCCACCGTCGCCCAACAGGAAAAGTAATCTGTCCAGGCACTTGTATGGTTTCCGTATTGATCTGCTACTGTCTCGTTTTTCTGGATCTTGATTCGGACCCGGAGTTCTCCGATATTCATTCGTTTACTCCTTCCCGGACCGCAAACAGAATAGACCGAAGTGTCAGCGTCAATGCATGATGATCTGCTTCTTCCCGATGTTCGAAAAGATATGCCACTGTATAAAGCACAGCAATCTTCATCGTTTCACGAATGGAAAGAAGCTGGTCCTTTGTATAAAGCTCTGACTCTTTTGCATCAGAATTGATCACCATCCACTGCTCCTCTGAAAGTCTTCCCACATCCATGCACAGCCGTTCCGCCGATGATAAGAGGATGCCGATCGTGGCATCCTCATCGGACGTATCTACCCGAAGGTACTGCTTCACTTCCGAAAGTTCTATGAATGCCACGATCGTTTACCTCCTTCTTAATTAGGGCGTTGTTGTCGTACCGGTCTTCATCTGCAAAGCCTGAACCGCCTCCGGCAGAATCAGCTTGCCATCCACCCTCTGAGTGGAAATGAAACCGACCTGATCGGTGCGAGCATAGAGCTCATTGAGTCTCTTGAATGTCCTTGACTGACGATCTGCGACCCAGTAATAGCTGTAATCGCCAAAAAGCAGAGCCTTGGCACCGGCAACGATCGCAGGCATATATGCACTCGTTACAATCGGACGGCCAAGCAGTGTATTCGGCTTACCAACTTCCAGCGAAGGCTTCCAGATATAGTTATCGTTCTTGTCCTTCAGCGTCATGAGCTGGAGAAGCAGCGCCTCATTGCAGATGAACTGGGCATTCTTTCTGTAAGGAGACTTCAGTGCGTAATACAGCTGAAAGACCTCGTCAAATTTGACCGCTGTCTGAGTTGCTGTAGTAACTCCTACCGGAGCACCGCCCGTTTCGGCGAGGATGCCAAGTGGCTTGTTCTGACCATCACCGGTGAAGAACGCTTTCTCCTCAGCATTACCCATACGGACGCCAAAACGGCGAGCAATATAGGATGCCAGATCAAACGCGGAATCGTTCAGGAGCTCATTGCTGATCTTGATCATGGTGCCCATCTTATAGGCTCCAAGCGTTGTCTGGCCGAAGGTCGTATCAGCTTCCGGGATTTCCTCGCCTTCATCAATCCAGCTTGCTTCGCCGGAATCCTCCGCAATCGGAATCTTTCTGGTCCCAGAAGAAGTGCGGATAACAGTTGCGAGGCCCCTGAAGATGTTGTTCTCCTCCAGAGATTCAACAAGCTGGCGTTCAAATTCATCCGGCACGGTATAACCGCCCTTCGGATCTTCACCTACGGAAAGTGCATTCATAACCTCTGCATAATTGCCGCGATTACGGAGCATGTTCCAGAAGGCCTCACTGTACTCAGCTGTAGCAGTTGGAGCGTTTGTCTTCTTAGCGCCGGTTTTCGGGTCAGAATGCACCGGAAGGGAAGTGGGCGCTGCGAGTTTGGCATCCAAGTCCGCCTGATTCTCCAAGCGCTCGATTTCTTCACCGAGAGCTTTTACATCGGAAGCCATCTTGTTGTACTGCTCGACTGCGGATGCCTCAACGAGACCATTCTCGTTTCTGTGTTCCTCCAGGAATGCCTTTGTCTGCTCCCAGAGGGTGTTGCGCTTATTGCGTAAATCAATAATCTTACTCATGATATTTTTCCTCCTTAAAGGTATGAGTTATGAAAAACAGCTGGTTCCTTATTTCAGGAATTCCAGCTGTTTCTTCAAGATTTCATATGGCATGCTGCCATCTTCAGTTGTTCCGTTCAGTTTGATTACAGGAGAATGTTGCTCAGGTTCAGCTCTTGGCTTTGCCTTCTCACTGGTATCTCTTTCCCGGAGTTTATTTAGGATTGCCAGATCCATCATGCGGCTCGAATACATGTGTGCCTCTGCGCCGGGAATGATGACTTTTTTCTTCTTGTCTGGACCGTTCTCATCTGGGCCGTCCGGATCAGGGTTATCGGGATCTTCCTTGGGATCATCGGGATTTTCTTCTGGGTCCTCATCAGGCTTTTTCTTATCCTGGTACAGAATTTCATCTGCAAATCCAAGCTCGACGGCCTTTTTCGCATTCATCCATGTCTCGTTGCTCATAAGATCAGCGACCTTTTTACGGGAAAGGCCAGACTTCGCTGTATAAGCGTTGATAATGCTCTCCTTCACTTCATTCAGTGTCTCGATTGCCTTCTCCATGTCCTTGGCGTTGCCCATCGCAATTGTAGACGGGTCGTGAATCATAAGAAGTGCAGTCGGTGACATCTGAACCTGAGCTCCAGCCATCGCAACCACTGATGCAGCGGAGGCGGCGATGGACGCGATCTTGACGGTCACCGAACCGCCATAGTCTTTCAGCATTGTGTATATCTCTGCGGCTGCAAAGACATTGCCACCTGGACTGTTGACCCAGACCGTAACATCCCCATCTTCTGCTTCGAGTTCTTCTCTGAAGGCTTTCGGAGTGATCTCATCACCCCAGATAGAATCTTCGTCGATTGGGCCTTCCAATCGCAGGATTCTGCCTCCACTATCATCGTGAATCCAATTCCAAAATTTCTTCATCGTTTCCTCCTCGGAGGCCGTGCCTCCTTCGTTTTATTTTCTGTCTCTGGCTCGTCCTCCGGTGACTTTGTTCCTGCATTACCGTCACCTGCAAATTTGCCTGCATCTTCCAGTCGTACATACCCGCCATTCAGGTAGTAATCATCTCCACCTTTTTCGGCGGGAATCAGGTCCATATTTTCCAGGCGATGTACATCATTTGGTGAAAGGAACCCGTTGCTGATGCCGGTCGCATAGCCGCTCATACGGCTTTGGTAATCACCACGCAGAAGCCCATCTACATTGAACTTTGGAAAATAACGGTCCTGTTCTTCTTCCAACAGAAGATCTTTTTCAATCGCCTGCTCAATACGAACCAGCCAAGGTGTCAGAGTATGTACCACAAAATCAATACTCTGGTGTTCAATATTGGAGAATGTCGCATGGTCCAGGTCCTGCACCATGTGTGGAGGTACTCGGAAAATTCTACAAATCTCCTCAACCGAAAACTGCCGCACCGACAGGAACTGTGAATCTTCCGGAGGTAATGAAATCGGTTTGTAGGTCATGCCTTCTTCGAGCACCGCAACCTTATGTGCGTTGTTGGTACCTCCGTAGGTATCTGACCAGTTCTCACGAATCTTCTCGGGATTTTTTAGAACACCAGGATGCTCCAGTACCCCAGAAGGCTGTGCACC